TTCAGCGTCGTCCGTTTTTGGGTTGGCCTGCGTGATGGCATCCGCGAGCGCCTTGAGGGCACCGGGCATCGTCGCTGGGGTGAGGCATTCAGCCAGATCCTCCGGCCCCTCAAACGCTCCGCGCTCCACGAGCGCCGCCCAAAGGAAGGCGGCGAGGGCGTAGAACGATTTGCGCGGGCGCGTGAGATCCGCAAACTCAGGCGGGCGCGGCAGTGAGCCGAGCCGCGCCTGCGCGCCGTAGGACCAGCGCAGCGGGCGCAGCCGATCGAGCTGCACCACCACGGGAGCGTCTGAGGGGGAGCCCATGACTTAGGCGGCAAAGGTGATCGCGCCGGTGGTCTCGAGGGAGACAGTCGCCTCGATAGCACCGTCCACCGTTGCACCGATTTCAAAGCCGGTCACATGGGCGGTGAAGGTCCAGGTGGCCGCACCCGTATCGGGGAGCACGAGAGTGAAGATCACGGCGGCAGCCCCGTGCGCGGCCCGGAGGAACTCGTGCACGGTATTGGCCGGATCATATTTCACAGTGAAACCGACGGTGCCCGCGCCCTTCCACGTTTGCAGAAATTCACGGGTGTCGCCCGTGCTATCGTGGGTGGTCACGTCGATGCGATCGACGGAGCCGGGAGTGAAGGTCACATCGCCCATCGCCGGGACGGCGGTGAGGACGGACGAGATAGTGACTTTGACGATTGCGCCTTTGGATGCGAACTTAGCCATGGTGTTTTGTAGTTCAGGAACGGTTACGGTGTGACGGCGGGCGGCTTACGCCTGCCAAACGTCGAAATCTATGTCGGAGCGGTAGAGATCTCGTTCCTGCTCCTTTGAGTCCCGTGTATCGCGGAGGAGGGTGCGGCCCTCGGCATCGCCCAGGTCGAGCGCGGTGCGGACTGCCTCCCGGAGCGCACACGTGGCGGCGTAGGTCTCGGCATAGCAGGAGACCTGCACGAGGATGTCCTGCGTATCCGCGCCGTCGTGTGTGCGCTCCACGCTCGAGGTGATGCGCTGCCAGACGACGAAGGGTGCGCGCGTTTCCGGCGGAGCCTCGAGGGCATAGACGCGCGGGCCCACAAGCGCGGTGATTGCGCCGACGTTCAGTAATGCGACCATGCGGGTTTCGAAACTCATTCGAGGTGGTGCTTCGATTTTCTCCGCAGCGACCGGATCGTCAGCACGCCGGAAATAATGCCGACGATGCCTGCGGCGACGGTGACACTCCACGCCACTTGGAGCTGCCACGACGCGATGGCGGTGACAGCCCCGGTCCCGCTGACAGTGCTGCCGACAATTTCGCCGAGGTGGGAGCGGAGGTTGGTCATTTGTTTTTAGGTTTTAAGTTGGCGCGGTGCCACGCGTTCATTTCGAGGAATTGGGCGAGATGTTGCCGGTCGATCATCCAGCGGGCCGATGTGATTTCGGTGAGCCCTGCATCGGGAGTGAGCGGCGGGGAGAAATCGCGGCCGTAGGTTTCAATCAGCGCGTTGTACCGGTAGCGAAAGTGCGCGGTGACGAGGTAGCCGAGCGCGTTGACGCTCAGGATGCCGCTGTTCTGATCGTTGCCATCGTAGCTTGCGGCCGCGGCGGAGATGCGGTCCGCCGACACGGTGCCGGCGCAACCCGACAGGGCCAGACCGACGCAAACGATTGCAAGGGCCACGGGCTTCATTTTTCGGCAGCCTGGCGGCGGATGGCTTCGAGGTCGTCCGTGGCCACGGCTTCGATTGCCGCGTCGCGAGAGGCTTGGTCCTGCTTGGCGCGGGCGTTAACCTGCATCTCCGGCGTATTCGCGAGATCGAGCTTCTTTTCCGAGAACCGGAAAAAGGCGGCGAGACCGCTGACAAGGCTGGAGAGAAACGCGAACATGGTCAGGCAGCAGGCGTTGCAGCCACGGCGGATTTGATTCCGTCGGCCACGGCAGCGAGAAACAGTTTTACGTCGGGACGGGTGGCCGCGCCGACCCGCTCGGCGTAGCGTTTCGTGAACACGGACCACGCGGCGATGACGATGCCCGCGACGGCCCGCTGGTCGTCCGGCGTGAGGGAGGTCTTGGCGAGGAAAGCCCGCACGTCATCCGGCGTGAGCGTATCCCCGGAGAAACTACCGAGGGCCGCAGCCACGGCGGACGCGGCAGGGGCGTAGCTGGGGTTTTTGCTGAGTACTGGTACGAGTCCGATGCTGATCGCATCTTCGACGGCGGAAGCGATTGAACGCTGAGTGGCAGTCGGTGCCGTCGCGGTGCCCACGCAGCCGGTCAGAGCGGTGGTCAGAGCAAGGGCGAGGAGGGTGAGCAGGATTTTCATTTTAAGGTCACGCTGAAGGGCGGCTGGGTAAGCTCCGGCAGTTTTTCGGGCACGGGATGCTCCTTGAAATAGACGAGCGCATTACGCACAAACGCGGTGCCGAAGATAGCGGCGGCGACTTGCCAGTTCGGTTTAGTGACCGACTCCGAAATGGCGGCACCGGCAGCCAGGCCAAGAAATCCGTCCAATGCGACGGTGGCGCCATTAAACGATTTGGCGAAAAGGCCGAAAAAGTAGTGCGCAACCAAAATTCGGATGCGATCCCAAGCGATTTGGATGGGTTGTGGCATGGTGAGGGGAGTTAGAATTTCACAAGGAAGCGCGAGGCGATTTCCTCACCAGTGAGCACGAGTTGCGCGCCGGTCTGGGGCTCGATGTAAACGATGCCCGTGTCAGCTACGGCCATCACGATTGCGTGCGGCCCCCGCTCGGAGTGGTACCAGCACTCACCGAGCGCAAGGGTCTGCGCAGGCGTCTTGGCGTGGAAGTTTTCGGTGAAGAAGCGGACCTGCGCCAAGGCGACGTAGAAGCTGGCGAAGTGGTTGCAATCGAACCGCTCGTCCCAGCGGACGACACCCTCGCGGAAGAGCGAGGACCGGAACGATGCGTAGTAGGATTTCAACCACGCGGCGGAAACTTGCGCGTAGGCCGCATCGCCCGTGTAACCCGCACCGAGCGAGCGCAGCTCCGACGGGTCGATCACGCGACCCGTGGAGCACTTAGGTTTGGGCTTGGAGAAGGGCCACACGGCGGGGGATTACTTGGCGGCTTTCAGCGCGTCGATTTCGGCCTTGAGTTCCTTCACTGCGTTGACGAGTGCGGCGATGACTGCGCGGTCCGACACTGAGTAGTTGGCGTCAACGCGCTTGGTCACGGCCTTGCCGTTGGCGTCAAGTTTAGCGTGCTGCGTCACAGGTTTTCCTGCGGCGATGTCCTCGGCGGATTGCACGTCATCTTCCATCACTGGCACGGTGCGGTAGGTGGCAACGGCCTCGGAAAGCCCAGCGGCAATCAGGTCTTGAGCGATGAGCGTGGCGTTGATGTCATCGGTGACAAGGCCAGTCTCGGGTTTCCAAGTGTAGAGCTTTGGCGTCAGCTTCACGATTTCCGCAAGGCCCTTGGTGAACGTGCCAGTGATGTTTTTCAGCCGCGCATCGGACACGCTGGTGATGTTTCCGGCTGAATCGAAGGTTGCGGCACCCGAAGTGTAGGCGGAAAAGCGGACTGGTGCGGCATTGCTAACATGGAAGACGCTGCCCGCTTTGGGACGAACAGTCATTCCTCCTGCTGCCGCGTCGATAAATAGCGTGTTTCCTGACGATGATAAAACCGAGCCTTGTGCATCGGTTGACATAAACAGGCTGGGCACCGTCACCGCGCCCGCGAAGGTGGATGATCCATCTTTGTTCCATGTCTGTGTCAGCGTTTGTGCGCCCGCGTTAAACGTCCGGAGTTCAAGCGACCCATCGTTTGTACCCGCTGAAACGCTCTGAAACTGAGCGCGATTGTAATTGGGGCTTCCAAACGTTAGGTATTGTCGTTGAGCCGCCGCGTCCGAAGCGGACCGAATCGCAACTTCTGGGTTGGCCATAGACACGCTCACCGCGCCCGCGAAGGTGGCGGCTCCTGCTGCGCTGATTGACAACCGCTCGGTTCCGTTTGTGCCGAATGATAGTGCGGCGTTTTTCCGATTGTAGATCACTCCCAAATCGCCTCCGCTCTGTCCGATAACAAGCGATGACGAGCCGACTGTATTACCGTTTCCGGCAAGTTCGAGGTAAGCGTCTGAACCCGCTTCCTTTTTAATATTTACGCGACCAGCGGCACTCGGCGTGATTTCGACCGTGTTGCTGCCAGTTCCGAAGGTGGCGGCTCCGGTGGAGGCGATCCGCATCCGCTCGGCGTTTCCTGCGTAAAGAGTGACGATTCCAGACGCGCTTGTTGAGCCGAGTCGCGTTTCCGTCCAAGTCGCCGAATTACCAAAAAGAAGGGCTGTTCCCGCGGAAGATATGACATTATCTGAGCCCTCTTTTAGTGCCCCAGAATAACTCACCGTGCCCGCAAACGTAGCCGCCAGCGTGCCGCTAGTGAGCGTCAGAGCCGTGCCGCCCGTGCCGAGGCCAAGCGTCAGGTTGTTTCCGGCGGGGGAGGTGATCGTGTTGATGGTCGGCGTGGTGAGCGTCGGCGATGTCGCAAACACGTTCGCGCCCGTGCCCGTTTCGTCGGTCAGCGCGGCGGCGAGATTCGCCGAGGATGGCGTTGCGAGGAACGTCGCCACGCCGGTGCCGAGACCGCTGACGCCGGTGGAGATCGGGAGGCCGGTGGCGTTGGTGAGCGTGGCGCTCGTAGGCGTTCCGAGAATCGGCGTAACGAGCGTCGGCGAGGTGGAGAGCACGTTTGCGCCACTGCCCGTGGAGGTGGTCACGCCGGTTCCGCCGTTGGCCACAGGGAGGGTGCCGGTCACGCCAGTGGTCAGAGGAAGACCTGTGAGGTTAGTAGCAATGCCACTGGCGGGAGTACCTAATGCAGGAGCAACAAGAGTTTTGTTGGTCAGGGTGTCCGTGGTGGCTCGGCCAACAAGCGTGTCGGTTGCATCTGGCAGCGAGATGGTACGGTCAACAGTCTGCGTGCTAGACAACATTGTGCGCGTGTTCGTAGTGCCGCCCGCTGCGTTAAACAGGATACGTTTTGTGGCATCTGTGCTATCTTGGACGTTGACGTAGCCGCTTGCGCCCTTACCCGCAAGATGCAGGCCGACGGAAGCGTCGCTGCCGGTTGCTAAAACGTGAACAGCATTTCCAGTTGCGGCGTTTTCAATTGTAACCTCGTTGACTGCGCTCGCAATTGACGCCAGTTTTAACGTTTCGTTTCCGCTCGCATCGTTGATTTGCGCTATGACTGGGGTGACGATTGTCGGAGAGTTGGAGAGCACGTTTGCCCCGCTGCCCGTTGAGGTAGTCACGCCGGTGCCTCCGTTGGCCACGGGTAGCGTGCCGGTGACTCCGGTGGTAAGCGGGAGGCCAGTGGCGTTGGTCAGCACGCCACTCGTAGGCGTGCCAAGTGCGGGAGCGGTAAGACTAAGGCCCGCAACCGTTGTGGTGGTGGAGCCGAGCGTGAGCGTCGAACTGCCGAGCGTAATCGTGGAGTTGCCGAGGGCCGTGTTGGGGATGGCGGTCAGCGTGTTGGTTGCGCCGCTGATGCTTTTGTTGGTCAGCGTCTCGGTCCCGGCGAGAGTGGACAGGGTGCCCGTAGTGGGAAGCGTGATACTCGCGTTCCCAATCAGGGTCAGCACGAGACCGAACGCGCCAGAGGTTGTGACGTTGCCGCCGAGCGTAATGGTCTTGCCGGTGTTGGCTACGCCGGTGCCGCCGTTGGCCCCCACGACAACGCCAGTGATACCGGACGCAGGCGCAGACGTAGCCGTGATGGTGCCATTACCCGTAGCGGTCAGCGTCTTGCCAGAGCCGAAGATCAGGCTGCCGGTGATCTGGTCGAGCGTCGCCGAGCCGGTCGACTTGAAGACGCCTTGCTGCTGGGCATTGAGCCCGGTGAGAGCCAGGAGCGAGGTAGCGAAGAGCGTGAGGAGCTTTTTCATGGGTTAGCGAATCCGGCAAAAAATGTAGGAGGCGAAGAGGGCGTTGACCGGCTGGATAAGGCCGACGCCATCGGCGGTCTCGCCGACGCCTTTGGCGCGGAGCTTCCAGCGTTGATCGTCGTCGGTAAGGGAGAGATCGAAGGCGGCGGGGGTCTGCACGTCGGCGACCGTCAGGCCGTCAAGCAGGCCATCGAGTTTGGTGGTGCCGCCGCCGGTGAGGCCGGTGATCTGAGGGAGAAAGGGCACGAGGTATTTGCTCCCGCCGAGGCGGGCACTCTCGGCGAGGGCGCGCGTGAGCTCGTGCCGCGTCATACCCTTGTCAATGTTGGCGTCGGTGGTCTCGGATACGTCGGCGACGTAGAAGAGATCCGTCGCGGCGGAGAGTGCGCCGGTCAGAGGCCGGGCGGCGTAGAGTTGAGTGAGATTGGATGAGCTCATGCGGCGGCGCGTTCGGGATGGAGCACGAGGTAACTGCCCGCGCTGTGGAGGTTGAGGGGCAGGCCGGAGTGCAAGAGGAGGCCGAGCACGGCGGCACCGGCACTCTGATCGAGGCCGTGGCAGGAGAGCTCGAGGCGGGCTTCGCGGCCGAGCTCGGCCACGGCGGTGATCTCATACACATCATCGCCGTGCACGAGCTGCCAGCCCGCGCCGACATCGGAGCGGTGGCGGATCTCGTAGGTGAGCTCGGCCTCGTAGTGTTTGCCCTGGGCAGCGAAGAGCCGCCCGCCGCGCAGCGGAGTCTTTTTAGCCCACACGACGGCCGACTCAAACCACGTCACTTCTTTGCCGCCGGACGCATCGCGCGACATGACCGGATAGCGCAAGGCTACGCGGCGATCGAGCTGCCCGGGGTCTTGATTTCCTTTAGGCCGGAGGCTCATGCGATAAAGCTTACGCGGTGGCTCTCCACGATGGCATCGAGGTGGTGAGGCAGTGCGCTTGTAGTGTTGCCCACGGCCACGGGCAGGCGCTCTTCGTAGTACCAGGCGGCGAGCATGAGGAGCGCGATGCGGATGTCTTCCGGGATGTCGGTGGCGGCGGGGCCGAAGCCGGCCACATAGGTCACGGAGAAGGCTCCGGCGTAGTCGCCGAGGTCAGGCCAATCGTAGTCTGGCTTGAGCGCCAGGCGGCCCGAGCAATTGGCCACGCCGGCATTGACTGCCGAATAGCTCGCGCTGGAAAAAGTCGCGATCGCGCCCGTGCTATCGAGGTAGGTGGCGCTGGTGATGGTGCCGAGGGGCGAGCGCGGGAGGTCGAGCGTGGTGCCGGTAGGCGTGGTGTCCCACGTGGTCTTGAGCGTCTGATTGATGAGGGCCAGGCCGGTGAGCTTTTCGAAATGGCGGCGCGCCGCGGCGAGATACAGGGTGACGAGTGCGGCATCATCGGAGCTATCGAGCTTGAGCGCAGAGAGCACCTCGGCATCCGCAGCGAGCCAGGGCTCGACGGCAGGGGCGATCGTCACGACGGTGCGCGCCGGATCGAGACGGGGCGTAAACGGGGCGGTGCGGAAGATGCGGTCGTCGAGGATCACGGTTAAAGTCAGGCGCGTTTGCGGGAGGTGCGGGCAGGCGTGGCGGCGGCGGATTCGGTGGCGGCGGGAGCGGCGGCAGTCTCGACGGCAGGCGAGGCAGCCGTCTCGACAGGAGGCGAGGCGAGGGCCGCGACGATCTCGGCAGCGCGCTCGACTTGGCCCGCGAGCAGGGCGACGCGCTCCGCCACGCGCTCGGCGTGTGCGGTGGCCCGGTGCGAGCCGATAAGGAGGTGGGCCTCGGCAGCCGATACGGTGAGCACCGTGCCTGTTTCGGCGTGTGCACCGGCGGCGATGCAGTTTTCGAGGATGAGGAGTTTAATCATGGCGCGAGTGTGGCGATAAGCTGTAGAGACCCGCCCAGCCGAGGCAGGGCGGGTCGAAGAGCTTACGCGCCCAAGGCGTCGAGCATCGCGGCAAACGACTTCGGCCGAGCCACGCCGCCCGAGTAGTAGCTCGAGGCAACGAGGGTGTAGAGGCCGCTGATGGCGTTGGTCTTGTCGCGCACCATCTCGAGAGAGAGGCCGGACCAATAGGCCATGTAGTAATCGGAGAAGTTTCCGAAAAAGATCGCCGAGCACGTGCCGCTCGCGCTGCCCTTGGTGAGGGTGCGGGAGATGGCATTGGTGAAGACGGGATCGTAGCCATTGAGCGCCGCGCCCTTCATATCGCTGAGCAGCATCCGCGAATCGGTCGAGGCCACGGCCGGCGTGCCCTTGAGCTTCTTGCGGATCTGGCCGTTGGTGGCGTAGTGCAGATTGCCCAGGAGGGCATTCGTGGCGTCCACGGCCTCTTCGAGGGAGAGCACGTGGTCGAGCGTGGGGGCCGCGCCGTTGGTGCCGCCGGCCACGGAGCCGATGCCCGAGGTGCCCGCGATGCCGTAGGCTTCATTGGTGCCGCCACCGTGGAAGAAGGCCGCCTCTTGGGTGGCGAGCATCTGCCCGGTGATGTTGTTGCGAATCACGGCCGCGATGGCGGAGCTCGATTGCAAGAGCAGGCGCTCAGAAATGTCCACGTAGCCAGGCAGGCGGTTCGGGGTCAGGGAGAGCATGAGCGTGGTCGGCGAGATCTCGTCGGCCGCGGCGTTCTCCGCTTTCTTCGCGCCGGCCGTGCCGGACACGATGCGGGGGATGTCGAGATTGCCCATGAGGCCCTCGAGCACGGTGGCACCGGAGGCGCGCATCGCGGAGGCGGCGAAGAAGTCATCGAGCAGGCCGAGCTTGTCGGTGGCGATGGTCATGCCGCCCTGATCGCCGGTCACGCTGGTCGTGCCGCTGGCGGTCATGTCGCGCTTTTCGTAGCCGCCGCGGCGCACGAGCACGCGCGGGAGGACGACGCTGCCCGATTGGATGCCTGCATCGCGGGCCTCTTTCTCGCCCTCTTGGACGAGCTCGGCCTCGGCACCGGAGAGCTGCGAGGGGCTGCCCTTCGCCGTGCGGTGGAGGTGGGTGAGGAGGGTCTTGTAGTCGAAGGAGTCGACGGTGCGGACCTCGCTCTTGGTGAGCTCCACGGGGCGGCTGCTCTCACGAGCAGCCTGACGGAACTCCGCATCGAAATCCAACGCCGCGGCGCTGAATTTGTTTTCGAGATCGGTGAGGCGCGTATCGGCGGCGCGTTGTTCGGCGGACATCTTCTGCCGGTCGGCAGAGTCGAGGTGGGTGCGGATCTCTTTTTTGAGAGCTCCCACGGATTCATTCAGGCTTTTGAGCTTTGCGTTCATGTTGGTTTTTTTGTTGTGCTGCTGGTTAAGGAGAGGCGTGCGGTTATTTGGTGAGAATCCGCAGCCGCGTCTCCCGCGCGTCTTCGGAAAATTGCAGGGGAAGTGGGGCCGAGGGCTCGGCAAAGGCGGCGAGCGAGCGCGCCGCGAGGGTGGTCTCGAGGTAGGCGGGCTCCGTCACGGGGTTCACCCGGTGGAGGATGGCGCTGCGGATCGTCCGCACGGCGAGGGCCTCGCGCTTCGTCCATTCATCGCCAGGGGCGGCGGGATCGGCGGCGGGATCGGCGGCGCGCAGCTCAAACTCAAACGAAGTGCCGTCGATGATCCCGAGGCGGGCATTGACCAGCAAATCGCGGCCGGTGCTCGTATCCGGCAGCAGCGCACGGTAGGCGAGACCCGCGGCGGATTCGGTGAGGGTAAGATTCACGCCGCGGCGGGCAAAGGTGGCGCTGTCGTTATGGCCCACATCGGCAAAGATCGGCTGCGCGACATTTTCGAGGGAGCGCGCGAAGACGCCGGGCGCGAGGCGCTCGATAAAACGGCGGCCGCCCAGATCGCGGAGCTCGCGCGAATCGGATTCGTATGGCACGAAGCCCTCGATGGCTCCGATGTAGCCGGCCGCCTGCTCATCGGCGGCGAGCGCCCGCAGTTCAACTTTGCCGGGTAGGAAACGGGTTTCGCGGGTGGTGTGCATGGGTGGCGGAAGAGGGGCGGAAGAAGGAGAGAGGGGGAGAGGGGGAGAAGTTAGGGGGCGGGGGCGGTCACATAGTGGCGGCGGGATCGCGCTGGGGGGCGGACTCAGGTGCGTCGGGGGCGGTCTGGCCGGATTGCTGCGCGTTGAGCGGCTGGCGGGGATCGCCGGCCCAGCCGTCGG